TTCGTGCTCGACCCTGAGTACGCGGCCGTTTCGTTCCTGCGCCCGTTCAGCACGGTGCAGCTCGCCAAGACGGGCGACGCCGAGAAGCGGATGCTGGTGGTCGAGTGGGGCCTCAAGGTCAACACCGAGGCCGCGCACGGCCTCGCGGCTGACCTCACCACGACCTAATCGGGTGATGTAAACTCGGGGGCGCCGGTAATTGTGCCGGCGCCCTTTGAGTTGAGGTAAACATGCAATCTTCGGGCAAGAAGCTTTTTGACTTTGACCCGACGACAGGCACCACGAAGTGGTGGCACTACGACGCCGACTCTGACGAGGCGACCATCGAGACGGTCTTCGAGGTCGGCGACTTGGTGGAGCAGAACAAGGCCCAGTATGCCGCGACCGACGAGAGGACGCGCTGGGGCGAGTGGAGCAAGGTGGCGTCGATTCCGATGCCGTTGTTCTACCGGCTGAAGAAGGACGGGATCATCGACGACCCTAGCGCGATGAAGCGCTGGCTCAACGACCCCGACAACAGATTTTTCAGAACACGGCCGGGGCGCGTATGAGCCGCTCGGTCGCGATTCTGGTCCCGGCAAGGGACACGGTGATGACCTCGTTCGCCTATGACCTAGCGCGCGCGATGTCGTTCCACACCGCGACAACAGACGACCGTGTGCTGCTTTACACCTCGCACGGGACTCTGATCGCCTCTCAAAGAATGGAGCTTGCGCGGCAGGCTCTGGAGGAGAAGGCGGACTATCTCCTCTGGCTTGACTCAGACATGCGGTTCCCGAGGGAGACCATCGGGCACCTCATCCTGCGCGACAAGCCGATCGTGGCCGCGAATTATGCGACGCGCCGTATGCCGGTCAAGCCGGTGGCGATGATGGACAACAACGGCGAGATCGGGCGGGTGTATACCGCGCCGGACTCTGAGGGGCTCCAGCCGGTGGATTACATCGGCATGGGGGTGATGATGGTGAAGCGCGAGGTGTTCGAGAAGGTGGAGGCGCCGTGGTTTGCGATCCCCTACTCCACCATCGGGAATCACTACATCGGCGAGGACGTGTTTTTCTGCCGCAAGGCGCGCGAGGCGGGCTACGAGGTACTCGTAGACCATGACCTCTCGCACCAGGTGCGGCACATCGGGACCTTCGAGTATTCACACGAGGGCGCTTGGGCGATGAAGGAACAGGTGGATGGCTCTAACATCATACAGCGCGCTTAAGGCGAGCATCGCCGACTGGCTGAACCGGGACGACCTGACGTCGGTGATCCCCGACTTCATCTCATTGACGGAGGCGCAACTCGAGCGCCGGCTGCCGACGCAGAAGATGGTCAAGCGCGTGGATATTACTATTAGCGCGCAGTTCACCACGCTCCCGTCTGACTTTCTGTCTGCAAAGTCGCTGGTGCTGACCTCGACGGCGCCCGTGCAGCAGCTCGTGTTCTTGACCGAGGACGAGCTTGACGCGAAGAAGACCGTCTACCGCACGACCGGCAAGCCGCAATATTTTGCGCTGATTGCAGACCAAGTCGAGACGCTGCCGCCGCCCGACACTAGCTACACCGCAGAGCTGACATATGTGGCAACTCTTGCCAAGCTCTCGGATTCCAACGCATCGAATTGGATCTTGGAGCGGCACCCTGATGTGTACCTCTACGGGTCGCTGCTGCAGGCGGCCCCGTACCTGCGCGACGACGAGCGCGTCGCCCTCTGGACCCCGCTTTACGCGCAGGCCATCGAGGACATGATTCTGCAGAACGAGCGCGCGGCATTCAGCCAAGGGCGCATTTCCATGACAGTCAAGCCGACGCGGGTGATCCCGTAGTTTAGCGCTGCCGGCAAAGACTAAAAAATTCACACAGAGAATCCGGCCTATTTAGGGGCCGCCTGAGGGTAGCAAGCATGGCTGACACAACCACCACCAACCTTGGCCTGACGAAGCCGGAAGTCGGCGCATCGGCGGACACCTGGGGCGGCAAGATCAACACCAACCTGGACCTCGTGGACGGACTGTTCGCCGCCGCCGGCAGCGGCACCTCGGTGGGGCTCAATGTCGGCGCCGGCAAGACGCTGGCGGTGGCCGGGACGATGACAGTTACCGGATCTGCGTCGGTGGTTTTCGCTGCCGGTTCTGCCGCAGCCCCGTCAATCACCACGACCGGCGACACCAACACCGGCATCTTCTTCCCCGCCGCAGACTCGATTGGGTTTACGGAGGGCGGCGTTGAGGCGGCTAGGTTTGATAGTTCCGGCAACCTCGGCATCGGGACGAGTTCGCCTACGAACAAACTTGATGTTGTCGGCGCGGACGGCGAGGGCATCCAGTTTCGCACTAGCACTCGCTCCATCGGTATTGGGCAGCAGGCTTCTCAAGCGGCGCTTTTCTGGGGCAGTACGACTGACCTGACTTTCTTCAGCGGGTCTGAATTGGCGCGGCTCACTTCGGCGGGCAACCTCGGCATCGGGACGAGTTCGCC